GACCTGCACCGACTTCATCACCACCATCTGCTGCTCCAACTCGCGCAGCCCCGGCCCCACCGGCTCGTCTGTCGCCATCTTCCCTCCATGCGACATCCCGTCGCGCATCGTTGCCTCGACCCGCCTCATCGCCTTCCATCGCCCGTATTCAACGTCCACCTCTCTCACGTCTTCGCCATCTTGCGCAGGGTCTCAGCACTGCGCACCCGCGCCTTGATCTCCATCGGCTTGCCCTTCGCCAGCACTACCTGCTTCTGCGCCCAGCGGTGCGGCTGATAGCCCCAATGCTCGACGTGGCACAGCTTGCAGACCGGGGCCTTCATACCATCCCCACCGTCGCCGCGGCCATCTGCTGCACCCGCTTCTCCAGTTCGATCACCCGCGCCAGCAACTCGGCCACCATCCCCGGATCAGTCGCCAGCATCGTCAGCCGCCGCGACTCCTCGTCGGTATAGCGGTGCCCTGCCCCCGGCCAGTGCCGCATCCTGCACACCGCGCACAGCGGCACCTCCGGCTCGACCTTCGGCTCCTTCGCCAGCACCAGGCCCTCGGCCTGCAGTGCGTCCTTGATCTCGTTCAGCGCCTTGCGCCCCAGGTTGGGGGTCAGCAGCAACCTGCGCTCAGTCCACGTCACCAGGGCGGCAACCGTCGTGATCCCCTCGGCCACCAGGCAGTTCACCGTGCGCGTCTGCAGCCCAAGCTCACGCACCGAGTCAAGCTCGCCCAGCCCCGTGCGGTGCGCCATCTCAAAGCGCACCCCGTTGCTGGCCTCGAAAAACTCAGGGCTGCTATGGCCCAGCTTCCCGGCCTTGAGCGCCGCCTCATACTCCGCCAAGGCAGGCAGGTAGGCGGTATTGAACAGCACGCCCTCCCCGACATCCTGGCGGACCACAATGGTCAGCGTGCGGCGCGCCCGGCTCATGCCGCCCACGCGCTGGTTTCGACTTCGCGCTTGTAGCGGTCCTTCACCGTCGGGCTCGAGTCCCGCGGCCAGATCAGCTCGAGCTCGGGCTCGGCGATGCGCGCCAGCGCGTCCATCATGTCATCGTGCAGGCCGACAGGAAAGCTGACGTACTCCTGCTCGATGAAGTCCTGCACCAGGTCGCGCACGACGTGCTCGTAGTCGCCATAGTTGTGGGTGATCGGCAGGTAGAAGCGGCCCTGCTCGAACAGCGGCAGCAGCCGGCGCACGCGATCGTTCTTCGGCGCCCGGCCGGCCACCGGGGTGATATCAAACCGGTAATTCTCCGCCTCCTGGCAGGCCTTGATATGGGCGATGTCGGCCATCAGCCCGTACGACTCGTAGCGGACCTCCATTGGGCGCCACTTGCGGTGCAGGCGCATGATCGCCGCGGCCCGCTCGGTCAGGTTCAACCTGTCCCGAATGATGTCCAGCGCGTAGTAGTTGCGATCGGCGGCCAGCCCGATGACCCAGATGCTGGTGTAGTCAGAGCTCCGGCGCTTGCTGTTCGCCGCGTCGCAGAGTAGGTACTTGTTCATCCCCTCGCCCGAGCGGTTCTCGAAGTGCTTGAGCCACTCGCGGCGGAATGACTGGGTGGCGTCGTGCAGCGGGTCCTGCATAATTTGGCACGCGAAGGTGTACGGGCCCAGGTCTTTGCGCTTCTCCTTGAGCTGCTCGACGGTCCAGATCGCCGGCACGCCGTCGAGGGTGCCGTCGTCGGTGGCCAGCCGCACGCGCTGGGTGGCGGTGCCGCGCTGTAGGATGGTCTGGTAACTGTCCGCGGCGTGGTACCTGGTACCCACGAACCGCCGGCGGCCGTGCTCGGTGCCCAGGTTGTACGACAGCTCGAGCATCTCGGTCGTCTTCTGCATCATGTCCGGCGAGGTGACCGAGCTCTGGGTGACGACGTCGTCGTAGACCATGATCGAGTAGTGCTTCCCCGTCGGCTGCCCATCGACCAGGCCGTGCGCCTCGAGCGTGCTCTCCTTCGGGTTGCCGCGGCGCCTGAGCACTAGCCCATCGTCCTCGCTCCACTTCGGCGCCTGGCGCGCGGGGTCTTGCCAGATGATGTCCGGGAAGAGGCCACGCAGGCAGGCGTTGACCTCAAGCTCGCGCTTGATCTGGCGTAAGAAACCCTTGGCGATCGGGCGGGTATGCGAGAACAGCCCGACCGTCAGCTCAGGATCGTTCAGGATGTCCTGGATGGTCAGCGCCAGGGTGATGATCGAGCTCTTGTAGTGCCCGCGGCTCCACAGATCTAACCGGTCATTCGGATCCGCTTGGACTTCCCGACACCGATCCAGGATCCACTGGTGTTCCGCATCCGGTCGGTTCAGCGCGTACCGCAGCAGGTAGTACAGATCGTTCAGACACAGATACCTGATGGCCTGGGCCTGCTCGGCCGAGGATAGCGCCAGCAAGGAACGCTGCAGCGTCGAATACTGCTCCAGGGTGGTTGGTAGTGGGCTCATTGATAGCGCCCTTTGCGATCACGTTGCCGACTTCGGCTATGAGCCGCAGGTAGCCGTGGGGGTCTTTGCGTGCCAGCTGGCGGAAGCTCTGCTTGCCGGCTTTCCTCCAGTCCGCTAGGGCGTCCTGCAGGAAGTCGTTCTCGATCAGCTGGCGGGCACCAGGGGGTCTGCCAGCTGGGTTGCCCGACTGGCCCGGTTGCCAGGGGGTCAGGTTCGCCACCCCACTGCTGGCCCACTGTTTTTTCAGTGGTTGTTTCGCCGCGCTCACGCTCGAGTTGCTCCTGCTCGGAGGTGATCCAGAGTAGCAGGTCGACGGGGATGCAAGCTGTTGAATACATTCACATTACTGCTCGACGTTGTGGATAAACATATCGTGGCATTCCGGGTCGGGGTCGGGGTGGCACCAGCAGTCCTTTGACAGGTCATGTTCGCGCCGGGTGTAGATCGGGACGATATGCACTTCGTCGTAGTCGGTCTCAGCAGGGGAGGCAACCAGGATCGGATGCGAGGTGTTCACGATCACCATACCTTAGTGGTTTCCAGGGTTGTACTCCACTCGGAGTTGTGCTGCAAGGGGTTGTGAGGAAATGCCGCGGGAGTTTACTCACACGCCTGACATATTCCATTAGTGTAGATCTGTGTATATCGATATAGCTAATGACCAGTAGACTGATGTACGGTATACACCGATAATTCAGTCATCGCATCACACACCCACCGGAGAAAACGAAATGGACCACCAAGAATGGAAGCGCAGCCAGAGCGCCTCTGCCGTATCACAGATCCTGCGCTTGTGCCGCAAGCGCCTGGGCGACGACGTGGTCCAGGAACAGCAAGCGCGTCTGCACCTGGTCGCAGCAGTACAGGCCTACGACGAAGGCGACTTCGTCCGCGCCAGGCATAGCGCCCTGAAGTCGCTGTCGTACAGCGTCGGTATCCACAGCGCCACCTACAAACGCGCGGCGGCAGTATGAGCACCTGTCGCGTCTGCGGTGACCATGACGGCCATCTGATCAAGTACAGCGTCCGCCACTACGCGCACCCCCAGTGCGCAATGAACAAATGGGGCGCGGCCTTCTTCGAGCGCCTCACCCCCTGGCAGTGCGCTCGACAGTTCCCGTACCTGGCCGCCAAACGCGCCGGCCACGGCGATGCACTGATCGCCCGTGCGCTGCTTGAGCTCGAGCCGAGTGAAGCATGAGCAACTCCGCCGAGAAATACCAGCTGCTGGGCGACATCCACAACATCAAGGTGGAGATCAACGCCATTGACCAGCGGCTCTACACCATCGCCCGCCAGGTCGATGACCTGGCCGCGCAGATCGCGCACCTGAACGTTGAACGCAAGCTGCTCACTGAGCGCCGCACCGGCGCCCGCCAGCGGCTGCAGGAGCTGGAGCGGCCATGAGCCACAAATTCAGCGAGCTCAAGCTCGGCGACACCTTCGACTTCGTCGGCCCGGTGCCGCGCTTCAATTCGTTCTATGAGCGCTGCACCAAGACCTCGAGCCGCGGCTATACCTGGTGGCACCCCGAGCGCAACGCGCCCGTGCCGTGCGTGGTGGGCACCATCAACTGCAAGGTTTTTCACGTCAAACGCAAGGAGGACTGATATGGACTTTCTACTCGCCGAGCACGGGTCGATCTACCTGCTCACCGCGCGCACCCCGGAGGCACAAGCCTGGGTCGCGTCCAACTTACCCGAGGACCGCCTGCGCTGGGCCGGCGCCACCGCGATCGGCCACCAGTACGTTTCCGGACATCATCTCCGGCATCGGTGAGGCCGGCTTACAAGTGGAGCTGTCATGACTGACGAATTCAAAGCTGAATGCAACACCACCGACGCGCCGATGGTGCGCGACTGGATCCAACACCGCGGCGGGTTGGTGCTCTGGCACGCGCTCGAGCTGGGCTATCGCCCGATGTATGCCATGGCGCCGCAGCTGGACGACGATGGCAGCGTGCTCGGCCCGCCCAGCTGGCGCTACGGCCGGCCAGAGCTGATCACCGACGAGGCCGCGGTCGGCGTGCGCACCGACGTGCTGTTCGCCACCGTGCCGGTCAAGCTGGTCTGGAAGGGCGCCAGCCGGATCCTGTCCGAGGCCTCGATGCGCAAGGTGGACAAGACCTGCGAGCGCTGCTTCGACCAGCACGGCAACGCGCGCTATCAGCGCAAGACCGACGACCCGATCGAGGCCATGCTCGACCCCGAGCCGGCCATGCTCGTCACCTACTCGGACGGCATCATGCCACTCTCGGAATGGAGCAAACATGGTCCGCACTAACATCTACCTCAGCGCGCCGCAGCTGGCCGCGCTGCAGGCCCTGGCCGGCACTACCGGGTTAAGCGTCGCCGAGCTTGTGCGGAGGGCGATCGATCTTTACCTGACCCCGGCGCAGATCCACTGACGGGGGGGCGCAGCAGCGCCGCCACCTCGCGCTGCGTCTCCCAGGTGTGGACCTGTTCCAGCATCACACCGATGGCGGCATGGACCCGGTCGATACCGAGGTGCCACTGACCGCAGAGGGGGCAGAGGACCATCTCAGTACCTCATGGGGACGCCGATGTCGATCAGGATGTTCCCGTTCGCACCGCCCAAGGGCCGGGGACCGTTGGTTAGAATTATGTCGAGCGTGTCGTCGTAGTGCATCTGTACCGCCGACGGTGAGCCTGCGGTCGGGTAGTTCACCAGGTTGCCGGTGGGCGCGGAGTCGACATAGGGACCGAATTTCGGCACCCCGTTGTTGTTCAACTGGAAGGTGCGGTTCATCACCGCGCTGCCGGGTTGTTCGCTGATCTTGACGAACCCCGACTTGTTGGGGTCCATCGCGTCCTTCCACACCAGACGGTAGCAACAGGTCTGCTCGAAACCCAGGCTGACGTGCAGCACCACCTGTCCCGACGCAGGCCAGGGGACGACGATGGGCGGCACTGGAGTGGCGTAGTCGCCGCCGCCGGAGGGCGGTGGGGGATCGCCTCCGCCACCCGATGGGGGCGGCGTAGTGCCCCCAGGCGGTCCCGCTGGCCCCGGCACACCCTGGGGACCGGCCGGTCCAGCCGGTCCAGGAATGCCTTGTGGGCCGGGAGGACCGGCGGGTCCGGGTGGGCCTGCCGCGCCCTCTGGCGGCGGTGCGCCCTGCTCGTAGTCCAGCAGCAGCGCCCCCTCATCGGTCCAGACCGATATGTGCTGGACCCGCTGCGCCTGGATCCAGCTTTGCGACTCCGGCGGGTATAGGAATATGTTCATCGCAGCCCCCTTCGCTTACGTTCGGTCCAGAACCGGCGCATGTACTCGCGCCGCCTTATCCGCGCCTTCACCTTCTCGATCAGTACCAGACACACCAGGAATGCGCCGGCCAGCACGATCAGCGCCAGCCACGGTATCACCCCGTCTTCAGTCACCGCAAGCGTCCCAGGTGCCTCTGCACCGCTGCCAGGGCCTCTTCCAGCGAGGTCACCACCGCGATCGGCCCGTTCCAGCTGTGCAGGAAGGTTTCCTGGTCTGGGGTCAGCTCGCGCCGGCTGGGCGACTTGTCGCCGTCCTTGATCTCGAGCAATAGGTTCATGCCCCACACCCCGCCGCGGCCCACCAGCAGGTCCGGGCAACCCTGGCCGATCGGGGCCAGGCTCAACACCGTGCAGCCGGTCTGGCGCAATGCCGCGGCGATCGCGGCATGGTTATCGTCGACCCGCGCCGCCCTGCGCATCAGTGCCGCTTGAGCGGGTTGCGCTCGGCCTTCTGCAGGAAGAGGTTGCCGGTACCGAGCGGACCACCGCACTTCCAGTCGCACTTGACCTGGACCTTTTTCTTGCAGAACACCAGGATATCGGTGCCCAGGATCTGCACGTTGTGGCGATCGTCCTCGGTGGCGTCGAACCAGATCGGGAAGCGCCCGAGCTTCATCGTCTGCAACACACACTGCACGGCCAGCGCGCCCTTCTCGGTCGTCGTCATCTCGGGATCGAAGTCGCCCCAGCGCGGCCAGGAAACGAACGGCAGCCGGCGCAGGTCAGCGATCCACTCTGGCTTGACCAACCAACCCTCGGCGGTCCTACCCTTCACCCCGGGCTGGCCGGCATCGACCAGCGGCACCTGGCGCAGCGCGGCCGCGGCGATCCCGTTCTTGGTCAGGAACACATAGACCGCGCGGTTGACGACTGACACATGAGCTCGAATGTCACTGTGCTCGGTGTGGATCCCGTACTCGAATAATTCGAGGTTCGTGCCGTCCACAGAGATACTCCCCTGGTTTTGATAATGATACTTCAATAGGACAAGTCATGGCCTGAATACTCCTGCCATGCGGACTACAGGTCTCTCGACCACACGTTCTGCTTCCGAGGGGACCGTTATGTTCCGGTGGCCTATCCCGCCTCTTACACCCTTACCCTCGTTCGTGGAGTCCCCGTGCAAGGTCTCCGCGCCGACTTGTCAGTACAGCGCACCGCTTTGCTTCCACGCCGGGACGGCATCCCGCTTGATATCGTTTGGAGTACGCCAATAGAAAAGCCCCGCTATTGGGAGGGAGACGGGTGGCATCAGCGCGCAACGAAGAAAAGCGCTGCCGGTTTGCACCGGACCATCCCCCTGCCATTAGCGGGGCTGCTTCTTCATTGCCGTTTATCGATGCCACTCGACGTGGTGATCTTGCATCTGGGAAACTGGGAAGTCAAGGGAAACTACTTTGACAAGTAGTTTCCTGCCGCTCGTCGAGCAACTCCTTGACCAGATCGACCGTCAGCCGCAGCAGCACCGGCTCCTCCCCGCGCAGCAGCAGCCACACTTCTCCATCCAGGTAATAAACCATGGCCCACCCTCCTAAAAACAGGGGGTCTACGGCCTCGTAGACCCCCCCCTCAACGCCGCGGCACCCGAAAGGAACAAAGCGGTGCGCGGATCGCGGCCATGCGAGGAACCGCAATTCTTATCGTCCCGGCGGGTACCCGATATAGGTCAGGGTCTCGTCCGGTTCCCGGGTGAAGCGGAGCTCGATCAAGTAGCCCTCTTCGCCCAGCACTAAATAGCAACGCCCTTCGATCTCGAACATGCTCACCCCTTGCGGCGCTTCCTGCGGATCCCCAGCGGCCCGAAGACATCCGGTCTGAGCTCGAGCCGGGTCACCTCGCCGCGGGTGGCGCGCTCGATCGCCACCGCGCGCTCGGGTGGCACCGGGGCGCGGCCGACCACCCACTGTGAAATAACGCCCTGGGTCACCCCCAGGCGGTCGGCCAGCTCCTGCTGGGTCGTGGTCTGCAAATAGTCTATGAGGTTCATGGCGCCCATTGTCGCAATAGTGCAGCCAATTTGCAACACAGCAAAAATTAGTAGAAAAACTATTGACACATACCTACACTCCTCCGATAATTCGTACATCAACCAAGGAGAACGAAATGCGCGACTTCACAGCAGTACTGATCAGCCCGGTGCTGCGTCTCACCGGGTTCCGCTTCAGCAAGCAGTACCGCTGGGGCAGCAGCAAGTTTCACCGCATCGTGTTCGCCAGCGTCAACACCATCAAAGCCAACCGCCTCGCAGGAGACCTGTAATGAAGACCTACCGCATCGACGCCGTCCCCCAGCACCTCGTGCCAGCGCTGGTCGCAGTCCTCGCCAAGGTGGCCCAGGGCTACCACCCCGACACCGCCTGCAGCCTGATCGCCAAGTCGCACCCGGTCTCGTTCCGCGCCCTCCAGGGCGCCTACAGCCTCGCCGCGAAAGGAGTCTGAAATGGAATTGCCCAACACCTACCAGGAATGGTCGCAGGAAGACAAGGACCGTGCCCGGCACCTGCTGGCCAAGGCCTCCGGCTGCCTCACCGTGCTGCTCCACCTGCACCCGTACCTGACCAACGTCGAGAGCCTGGTCGACGATATCGACACCGCGCTCGGCATCACCCCGGTTTTCCCCAAGGAGGAAGCATGAACAACGACAACGCGGCGATCAACCTCTGGGGAGAGGCTTACGCCAGGATCCCCAAGAGCGTGTTCGCCATCGTCGCCTGGTATCTGGCCGACATCTGCAACGATGTTGGTGCCGGTAACGGCCAAGCAGTCGCCCGGTTCATCGAGGAACTCGACGCACTGCGCAGCAACGGCATTCTCAACCTCGACCAGGTGCGCCGTGCCCGTGCCGCGGCCGATGCCATCGTTGACCGGAGCAGAGCCATGAAGGACAAGCCATGAGCGCCGACCGCTTCGTCGCCATCGCGCTGACCCTGGCCGCCTTCGTGCTGCTGGTCCTCCATCTGGTGGGTCTATGAAGCCCCTGGCCGGCGCCCCGTTCGATCAGTGGCGAGTGCGCAGCGGCGGCATCGTGCGCTACCTGGACGGCGTCGGCGACGAGACCTGCGGTGCCTTCCGGGTGCCGGTGGCCGGCACCATGCTGGGGGTCATCGCCAGCAGCGACGGCGGCTGGGACCATGTCAGCGTGTCGACCCCCAACCGCTGCCCGACCTGGGAGGAAATGGTCGCCATCAAGCGCCACTTCTTCAAGCGCAACGAGTGGGCCTTCGAGCTCCACCCGCCAGAGGCCCAGAACATCAACGTCCATGACTACTGCCTTCACCTGTGGCGCTGTCAGCTGCAGGATATCCCGACCCCACCCGCCGAAATGGTCTGACATGAAACCACCCCTGTCCATCCTGGATCCGCGCTTCGTCTACCGCAACTCGGCCTCGACCGATGTCGGCGCCACCTTCGCCCGGGTGCGCGAGCGGCTGCGCGCCCAGGCCGATCATGAGCAGTTCATCGCCGACCTGGTCAACCGCGAACTCGAGCTCGCCCAGGTGATCGTCGCCCATGTCAATGCACGAACTAGACAGTTGTTGCCTTGACATGAGAACCCACTACCAGGTGCCGTGGGAGCTCGATCTCGACGTCGTGCAATTGACCCGGCTGCGCAAGCGTGCCGGCGTCAAGGTGGCGTCGGAACGCATCGTCGTCAACTTCGAGTACCCACCGATCCCCATCCGCTGCTACGACTGGTCGGCCTGCCGTTCCGGGTACGAACCGGGATGCCTCATCGGCCGGGGGCCGACCAAGGACGCCGCGATCGCCGACCTGCTCGAGCAGGAATACGACAACGGCCAATAATTATTATTAGAAAAGCTATTGACACTTTTCTACGCTGGCCTGATAATTACTCCCATGAACACACCGCACAAAATTAAATGGTTCGTCGTCGTTAACGGTCAGCGCGCGCCGCGTGTTTCGACGATGCGCGGGCAGTGGGCCTACGACGCGACCTGCTCCTGCGGCTGGGACAGTCGCACCGGTGGCGCACTGCTGCGCTACGTCCGCGACCAGGTCTGGTTGCATAAAACCCTCGCCCATTGAAAGGACTGAGATGAACTACGAATGCACTGCCAACCGTCGCGCCCGTGTCGACAAGAACCGCGCCGCAGGAAAACCGTTCGCGGTCTTCATGTTCACCAGTTGGTTTGGCCCCCGCTGGCACTACGACGGCTACACCGACCACGCGACCGAGGCCGAAGCGTTCGCTGCACGCGACGCATGGCTGGCCGGGGCACCCGACCCGAGAGGCGTGAAATGAGCATTCCCTATTCCGACCGGACCCACGACCACTACGAATACCTGTCCGCCGCCGAGGAGAACGCGATGGACCCCGGCGTCACCGAGCAGATGAATGACCGCGCCCGTGCCGCGCTGCTGGAGCAGTGCCGCACCGCCGACGGCAACAAGATCCGCACCGGCTGGCTGGAGTTCAACGAGGAGTGCCAAGCGGTCACCGCCGAGCAGTTCGTTGACGGTCTGAAGCAGATCGGCCAGGAATGGTGGGAGGAAGCGGTCCAGGAACAGTGGGCCGAGTTGTACGAGGCCACCGAGTGATCACCCTACGCGACCACTTCGCCGCCGCCGCCCTGCAAGGGCTGCTGGCCGCAGGCACCAGAGAGACCACCTTCCAGGAAGACTCTGGCTTGATCGACAACTACGCCGACCTGGCCTATGCCTTCGCCAACGCCATGCTTCTACGCAGTCACAACGCACCACGCCAACCCAGGGAGTCAGAATGAAACAGTACCGCATCACCGTCACCGAATTCGGTGGCGAACAAACCGCCGCCAGCGTCAACGACATCTTCACCCAGGTGGTCGCCGAGGCCGACTTCAACCTGCGCGGGGTCATCTCGGCCGTCAACAGCAAGCCGCGCACCCGCACCCGCCGGCAGACGCTGGTAGGCGCCGTAACCCGCGTCGAGGCGGCGAAATGACCCACGACGAAAAGCTCGAGGTGATCCGCGCCATGCAAGAAACCGGAGGCAGCTTCGTACGCCTGCTGGGCGAGGCCTGGCTGCACGCCGACGAGAGCAACAGCAAGCGCATCCAGGACGCTTTCCCCGACTATATCGCCAGGTACCGCGCGATCGGCATCAGCAACCGCCGGCGCACCCTGCGCCCGGCCCCGCGGGTGACGCATGAATGATCGCGACACCGAAGTGCTCAGGCAGGTCCATATCGCCCAGGCCCAGGAGCTGCACCGCCGGGTGCATGGTCTCCAGGTGCGGCTGCGCCGCGACTGCGCCAGCCGGGTCAAGGACGAGCTCTCGTTCCGGCTCGAGATCGGCGACCTGGATATCAGCCGCGACTGTTGCGACTGGCTCAACGTCGAGCATCCCGAGGCGCTGGCGCAGATCATGAACCCAGGCGAGCTGTCGCACAAAGAGGTGATCGACCGCTGGCGCGCGCGCTGGATCGATGCGGTGATCGCCGGCGAGGGCTGGGGCAGCATCGACCTCCGCTATCACCTGGGCGTCGAATGAACGAACTATTGTCAGACCAGGAGCTCCGCCGGCGCGTCGCGCTCGAGCTCGAGAAATTCAACCGCAAAGGAAAAGCCGTGAGTCAGCAACAAGCCGAAGTCGGTAAAGAGGAATACGAAAAGAGCCCGATCGCCAAGGCCGCCAACCAGTCGCCGCCCCCAGCCCCCACCGGGCTGGAGCTGCTGCGCACGCCGTTCCCGCCGCACCAGGTGTCGAAGTTACCCAAGGGCACCAAGGCCCAGAACGAGTGCGCGCCCAACCTGAAAAAGCGCTGCGACGTTTGCGGCGGGTGGCACCACCCGGACGTCATCCACCTCGACTACGTCGGTCACGCCGCCTTAACGGACCGGCTGCTCGACGCTGATCCGGCATGGTCGTGGGAACCCCTGGCCGAAAGCGCCGACGGCCTGCCGCTGTTCGATGCCGAAGGTGGACTGTGGATCCGGCTGACGGTGTGCGGAGTCACCAGGATCGGCTATGGCAACGCCGAGCGCAAAGGCTATATGGACGTCGGCAGCCGCACCAAGGAAGCCATCGGCGACGCGCTGAGAAATGCCGGCATGAGGTTTGGCGCCGCGCTCGAGCTCTGGCACAAGGGCCAGCTGCACCTGGATGAGGACGAGCCCAAGGATGTCACGGCGGAGAATAAAAATAATACTCCGCCGGAACGCCCCCGCGGCGACAGCGAACCGCCCAAGGGCAGCGCCAGGAACGTCACCGAGGAGGCATTCAATGCCCTTGACGCCGGCGCCAAGGAAGTGCTCGAGCGCAAGGCCCAGGACGTCGTCGCCGCCTACGCCATGCACGGCATCGTCAAGGCGGTCGACGTGTTCCATGAATTCAATTTCGACGTCGAGGACAAGCTCGCGATCTGGTTCTTGTTCGACTCCGAATTCCGCTCGTCCATCAAGCGCGAGGAAATTCGCCGGCGGGCCAAAACCGAGGAGGAAGTATGAGCGTCAACAGCTGCACCTTCATCGGCCACGCCGGGTCCGACCCGGTGGCCAAGTACCTCCCGGACGGCACCGCGGTCTGTAACTTCTCGATCGCCTGCAACGAGCAGTGGAAAGACAAGTCCGGCGCCAAACAGGAGAAAACCGAGTGGATCCGGCTGAGCTTCTTCGGCAAGGTGGCCGAGATCGCTGTCAAGTACGTGCGCAAGGGCTCGCAGATCTATGTCCAGGGCCGGATGCAAACCCGCTACTGGGAAAAAGACGGGGTCGAGCATTACATGACCGAAGTCAACGTGCGCGACCTGAAACTGCTCGGTGAGCCGAAGGCGCACGCCAGCGAGCAGCCCACGCCGGCACCGGCCCGCTCTGCGGCACCAAAGGCCGCGGATCCCTTTGAAGATGATATTCCCTTTTAGGAGCATGACCATGAACGAACAAACCAACACCGCAGGCCCCTGGCGTCTACTGCATAACCCGCGCGGCAAGGGCGGGCGCATTGTCGGTGCGCGCAACAAGACCGTATGCTTCCTGCCGGCGATCGGCCGTAACGGCTCGGCCGACGCGCTGCTGATCATTGAAGCCCCAGCGCTGCAGGCCAGAAACGAAGCGCTGGCCGAGCGCCTGGAAGGGCTGGAGAGTGACGTCGCCTGCCAGCAAGCGATCGCCCGGCTGCGCGCCGGCCAGGGTCAGCCGTTCGATCAGGCCGCCGAATGGGCCCACGAGGCAGCCGATGGCCTCCGATGAAGCGATCGAACGGCGCATGCACGAGCTGCGCGAGCTGGCGCCGCAGTACGCCAAAGCCAAAGCCCAGGTGGCGTACTTGGACGAGTTCAAAAAGAGCAAGTTGGCGATGCTCATGAAAGCGGCCGAGGCCCATGGCGCCACCAGCTCCGCCGCTCAGGAGCGCGACGCGCGCTGCCACCCGGACTACCTGGAGCTCCTGGAGGGCCTCAGGGAGGCCATGGAGCGCGCTGAGACGCTGCGTTGGGAGCTCCAGGTCACTTCCATCCGCGCCGACGTCTGGCGCACGCAGGAGGCCACCAAGCGTGCCGAAAGGAGGGGGTATGGAGCCTAAGGACCCCGAGTACAGGAACCGCAAACTGCTCGACCTGGCCCACCGGCTGGATGCGGTCTGCGGCAACTGCGGGCGCGAGGGGCCGTGCGAGCCGGCGCACAGCAACATGGCCGTGCACGGCAAGGGCGGCGCCAGGAAGGCGCACGACTGCTTTCATGCGCACTTGTGCGCGGCCTGTCACCGCTGGCTAGACCAGGGGACTGGAAGGGATCCGACCAACATTTACACGTCCGAGCGCGCCGATCGGCAGCTGATGTTCCGGCGGGCGATGGACGTAACTCTGCTGCGCCTCTGGCGCGATGGACTGATACAGGTGACCCGATGAGGATGAGCGATACACCACGCACTGATGCCGAGACGTATGGATCGTTTGAAAAACCAGTAGTCTCCGCTTACCTCGCCCGCACCTTGGAGCGCGAGCTCGCCGCACGCGATGCGGAGGTGGCGCAACTGCGATCATGGCTCGACAACAACACGATGTTCATGGAGGTGGACCATAGCTTCACCTTCGAGGAGATCGACGCCATGCCCAACGTTCCGGTACTGGCGTCGGTGTCGAAACGTATCTGGTATCACGCCACCGACGACACCGAGTCCGGCCCGTTCAGCAGGGTGATCGACGCCGCCCTCGCCCAACCCAAGGAGCCGACATGACGGGGCCGGTAAGCGATCCTTTCGACGGACCATCGGACGCCAGTCCATATGTCCCATCGTGGTGCTACCCCAACGGGCCGCGCATGTGTCCGTGCGGGCACCATGAGGGATACCACAACGACACCGGGGCTTGCCTGCTGTCACGCCTATGCGGGTGCGCCGGTTTGCTCAGCCAACCAAGGGAGCCGACATGAGCGAACGCCGTTACCGTCCACCCAATCGCTGGGGCTGCAAACCGGATAGCGATGTGTGCGTCCAGCATGACAGTCCGCTTGAATGCCGTCACGGTTGCGCAGAAGCGAAACCTCATTCCTGCGCCGACCTTGCCCGACAGGCTGCCGAGAAGTTGGAGCGCGCCCAACCCAAGGAGCCGACATGACTGCGTACATCAAGTGGTTCCAAATGTACGCGAGCGGCAACGACAAGGAAGTAGCGGAGGAACTCACCCGACTACAGACTGAACTCGCCGCACGCGATGCGGAGGTGGCGCGACTACAAGCGGAGAACTCTCGGCTGATGAACGAGGTGAATTCGATGCTCTACACAGGGGAGATGACAGAGATCATCGCCGCCGCCCTCGCCCAACCCAAGGAGCCGACATGACCGCAGCACAAAGGGAAGCCTTCGACGACTGGGTCAAGGACCGCGAAGAGCCGCAATTTACCCGCCGCTCACTGCGCGATGCGTTCGCCGCCGGCTGCGACTATCAGCACGCGATCGACGGCCAGCTCAAGCTACCGCTCGAGCCCACCATGCACCCCGAGGAGCTGCTGTGGGATAAGGTAGCGGTCGCCGACTACCTGCACTACGCGCCGCGCACGCTCGAGCGGGTCGGCAAGAAACCAGGCTTCCCGCACCCGGCGCGGCCCGGCAAGCCATTGCTCTGGCGCGCCGGGGACATCATCGCCTGGGTCAACGCATATGTAGCCGCGGGATCGGCGCCCAACCAAACAACAGGCTCAACAGCAGCAGCACCACAAACAGCGCCAGCAGCACCTTCGCCACCACCGCAAACGGCGCCGGCAGTGGAATTTGCCCGATCAGCCAGTACAGCAGATAGCACACCAGGCCCAGCACGATCACCGTTACCAGCAACGACAACAGACTTTCCATGACACCTCCTAGAGGAGACTGCTATGCCTAAAAAAGCACCACCCAATTATCGTCGATGGCAGACGCCTGGCCAGATCGGTGCTTTCTACCGCAACAACCCTGGTTTTGGTAGTTCCGCCCTGCCGCCGATGGCGATGAAGGCCTCGATGGACGGCGCCGTCGTGCATGTAGTTAGTACCCCGCTTCCTGTTCGCCAGGCCACAGACCAGCCCCCAGCAGACCCCCCCCACC